TACGATTGTTGGTCCGAATTGTTTTCCAAGGTTGGTGGCAAGGTTGTCCTTGTACCGGTCATATCACGACGCTGAGCCTGAATAGCCTGCTGCGCCGATTCCAGAAGCTTTGAGGTTTTATCCTTCAGTCTGGTAATACTCTGTTCTATCTCTTCTACATTGTTACCAGTGACCATATCGATCAATTCTGGTGCAATGTTATCTTGCTCCTCACTAATGCGGCGATTGAGATACTGTGTTAGTTCAGCATACTCACGCTCACGCTCAAGGAGAGCAAATGCACGTTCACGCTCTAGGCGCTCCGCCTCAATCTTAGAAGCCCATTCCTTTTCTTTTGTTTCAAGGAGTGTTCGAACGTCCATATCGGCTTCAAGCCTCTTACGTTCTGCTTCTGCTGCAGCTTCTGCTGCCTGGCGAGCCTCTGCTAGGCGCTCTTCACGATCCTTCTTAAGAAGATTAAGTTCTTCTTTAAGAGAGTCGATTTGTGGGTACAGTTTTGATTTTTCTTGCTCACGTACTTTTTGCAAGTCTTGCTCTGTGTATCCCTTAACTTGAGTGAACTGATCTTCAGCCACTGCCTGCTGGGCTACAGGTGCGGTTTGGTTTACCTCAGATGCAAACGCATCTTGAGCCACTGCACTGTCTACTGCTGTTGAGTTTTCTGACATGCTTATTCCTTAGGTTTGAGAGGTCGTTGTCCGAATGAGTGCCACGATGACCTGCGGGTTTTGTTTAGTGGTATATAGACTCGCAAACTATGACTAGTTTGTCTGCCTAAATTACTTAGCGTTTTCTTCTGAGCTAGGGCTATCCTTCTGATCGTTAGATACGCCTCGTCCAGGAAGCTTTGTTCCATAGGCCTTTGTTACAAGCTCTGCTTGCATCTGAGCCAAGGTTTGCTCTTCAAATGGTGTGATGACTCCAGGTTGTCCTAGAGGTCCAGGACCTGTTCCATCAGCTGGAGCGGCTCCAGGAGGAAGAGTTCCATCCGGCATCATACCAGTTAATGACGTAATTGCTGAAGCGATCTGTTGCTTTATGAGGGCTAGGGCGCCATCAGCTTTAGCATCAGCAATAAGCTCTGCACGAATTTCTTCAAGCTTCTCATCTGGGAACTCCTCGCCTAGCTGGCGTAGAGCACCTTCACGGGATTCAAGATTCATCTGCATCTTGGCCTGGATTTCCTGCAAAGTAATGAGCTTATCAAGAGGTAGTGGAGGTGGGAAGTGGACTACAGACTCGTAGGTCAATGGATCATTAAGATCCAAGGCAAAGAGCTGCTGGTCCTTAATAGGTCCATTTACATCTGGATTATAAACAAATGCTTCTGGCTCCTTGAATGCAAGGGTTAGGAGGACTAATTCATTGATACGTCGAATACCCTCGCTATACTGCACAATCTTCTGGTGGTAGCGATTCATCAGAGGTTGATACTGGATAGCGAGGGCAACACCTGAGGTATTAGAAATAGGCTGTACTTGTCCAAGAGCGGTCTCTGGGACACCAACCATTTCGTGCATAGCAGTCTTAACTACCTTAAGATACTCAAGAGCTCCTGCAAGACCGGCTCCGCCGCCCTCTAGGTTCTCAACACGAGCATCCTTTGGAAGACCGCCCCAAACCTTCTTAGGGCCCTTCTCAAGGGCTGAGGCCTTAGCTCCGATAATAACTGTAACGGGGGCTGCGTGATAGTTGACGATATCGGCAATATCAGTAGCCACTTCATTATAGTTACGGTTCAAGACAATAAGGTCGTGGCAATCAGATAGGCCCCATGGAGATCCTGAAACTAAGACGTTTGGAATATGAATGATAGGAACTACGCCGATTGGATTAGGGCGTGAATCAATTAGCTCGTCGTTAATGTATTCTTCGATGCGATCATCGGTCAAGATTTCAGTATAGGTATAGACCTGACGAGTACCTTCGATAGATGTGCCCCAGAAACGGTACTTGAGCTTAAAACGAATCAAACGTGTGCGGTCGTGTGGGTGAAACTCTGGGAAGCAGAAAGATGAGTTCAGGGGAAGGATACGAACTCGTCCTGGATGAGGGCGACCAATAGAATCTTCAAATGCTTCTTCGTAAGCTACTTTAACAAAGCAGTCACCAGATACTCCGCCTTGCTGTCCCATTTCCCATAGAACGCCATGCTTGTTATTATCAATCTCCCAAGCACGCTTTAGGATATCTGGAACGATTGCTTCTGTAGCCACTGGGCTGCGGAATGAAACTCCACGGCTAAATGTAAAGTTAGTAATAAAATCTGTAAAGGCACGATAGTAGTTATAAACCATCTGTGCTTCGCCAATTTCACGGCGATAGGACCAGTGATGTCCTAAGTACATTGCCCAGTTAAGAGAATAACGATTTAAACGTGGACCATGAACTTCAAACTCTTCATCTGCTAGTTCTACAAGACCAAGAGGTGAAATTGAGATGGTTAAGTCTGATGACGCCGCCCTATAACTGGGAGGTGAAAAATCGATACCACCACTCATCGGTTAATTCCATTCATTTGTTTTGCCCCCGAATGCACAGTCTCTGATGTTAAAGGTTCACCAGCCCCGGAGAAAGGGAACGGGGCTGGGAACAGGTATAGTCTATCGTACTTTAGTCGTTTACTGATGCAGGGTTCAAACGCTCCTGGCGTGAACCGTTGCGTACAACTTCTTCGATTACAACTGTTGAGTGGTCTCCGAAGTTACCCTGAGCAAACTCGCCAAGGAATGTTGGAGCTTCGACCCAAGCAGCTGAACCCACGTGAGCACGTTCACGCATTGTCTCATCAGCATACTTTTCAAAGACGTTGTTGTTGTGGTTAGGACGTCCATCTGGAGTCTCGTAACCTTGATCCAAGCCAACTTGGAAATCATTTGGAACGTCGGTGTCTGTAGCGATACCTTCTTCAAAACGAAGTGGGCCACGGAGACCTGAAGTTGCAGGAGAGAACTTGCGCTCGTATACGTTTCCTGGACGCTCTGGGTACTGTGGAGTTGGTGCGATATTTGGTGTTGCCATTGTTTATCTCCTATAGGATAAGGGATTGAGGTTCCTCAGGGTTAATTCTGTCTTGTAGTAGGTGTTTTGTCATAGTAAATTAAAAGAAAGGATTGGAGCTTACCTCTACGGTAGGCATAACCATTTCTTGGGTCAGGGAGCAGGCAAGGGCCAAAGAGTCCACAAAATCGTCGTGGGCGTGGACTTCATCCGGCGCAGCCACTAAAAAGTTAGGCCCCTTATACTGAACTTCAGCATCTGTCATCTGTTGGTAAAACTTCTTCCAGATACGAAGGCGACGGGTTTTAGCGTGGGCAGGCCAAGAGACCATCTGACGTTGAATCAGGGCCTGAAGGTGCTTCCACCGCTTTGACTGCTCAGTAGGGCTGGAAGTAACTGGCACCACTTCTGCTCTAGGCATAAGAATCTTTAGACGTCCGGCCACTGCATCACCTACACCATTAGCATCTACTCCGATAGCAAGTACATCATAGTTTCCAAGGAACTGCTGGATTTGGAAATATTGTTCTTCCCAGTCATCTCCTTGAAGCTCCAGCCAGTTGAGCACCCTATGATCATAGTATCCATATTCATCTGGACGATCCCAGTCTACCCAAACTACTGTGACCACTGTGCTGTCCATCTTACGGGCCGGGTCAATTCCAACCACAACAGGAGAGCGGTGCCAAGATTTAACTATTTCTTGTGAAGTATCTCCAAGATCATCCATAATGTTGGATGTTACGAACATACCTCGCTCAAGTAGCCACTTGCAGTTATAGGATAGCTGGAACTCATCAGAGTCCTCGCCAATACGAAGCATCTCTTTCTTAATAAACTTTTCATAGTTAGGCTGAATCTTAGCCACATCTTTCCAGTCCCACTGGAAATGATTCTGCTTAGCCTTAGAGTTCTGTGTTTGACGGCGCTTATTAAGTTGAATAGAACGATAGAAACCATTCTTGTGGGTTGTAGGAGTGCCTGTTTTAACCATGGTGGCGTTATAGTACGCACCCATAGGCGCAATAGACTTTGATACCACAAAGTCATCTGCTTCTTGACACTCATCAACAATAATAAGGTGGAAAGACTTAGACTCAATTTTAGCTCTTGGGTTAGCTGTCATCATCATGATGGTGCTTCCAGACTTCTTTAGCTTTAAGTTTCTTACAACGCCAGGAGTCTTAGTAGGAATATCATCAATTTCAGGGTCACCAAAGACTTCCATAGCTCTTTCAGAGGTAAGGCGGGACACTGTACGGGAGTATAGAGTTTCTACCTGGTTTTGAGTAGGAGCAAACATTCCCACCCAAATTCCATCACCAAACTTACCTAAAAGCTCTGGATAGATCTTAGCTAGTCGTGGAAGGATAACCATCAGTGTGGCCACTGTATTAGCGATGGTTTCTGACTTTCCTGACTGACGTGATGCGAGGGCGGTGATTTCTTCGCCATCATTGATAATGACTGATTCGATAACACGGCGTGCCAAGGGTTCCTGGTACGGGTGAAGCTTATGTCCTACAAGCATCTCCATGAAGGCCATGATCTTAGTGATCAAGATCTTAACAAATTCTTTGGAGAGTTCGTCTAGAGTGTCCTCTTCCTCATCTTCAGGAATAGGATTGAAGGATTCATCCTCCACTGCCTCAAGATCTACCTCTTCAAACTCGTGTTCGTTCACTCAGGGTATCTTTCTTTAAGCGTAGTTAGAATGGCATAGATAGATTCTGCGCCAACTCGTGCCTCTTCTAGATTAAAATTATCTTCTGTTTTCTGCCAGCTAGATAAGTTACGGCCAATTGAATACAAGACTTGGTCAGACCAGGTAAGCAGCTCTGCTGTAGAAAGCTTAGCCACTCTTTTTTCAATGCGGCTCTTAACTCGTTCTTCTTTTTTCTTAAACATCGTATTCTTCCCCTCGTACTATATCCCAATCAAATTCGCCTTCAGCCACTGCCCTACCTGCAATTGCATTGGTCAATGCTTGGCTTTCATCATATTGTGCTACCCACTTACCTACGACAATAGATAATCGGGTAAACGGCAACCTAAATACCAGGCCACTGCCATACCTAAAGGGCTCTTCGATTTCTTGTGTATTAGAGCGCTCAATAATTACTTTAGGCTTTATAGGATAAACCATAGCATGCCAAAAGTACTTTTTGCCCATATCGTGCGTTCTAGCCATTGTCGCCTAATCTTTCGCACATGTGGGTAGGAATCTCATGTTCCAGAACCAAAGCTGAGCAATCCCGGCATTTAAATACTTTTGGTGGATTAAAGTTGTTCTGAGCAGTAGCTCCTTCAACAACATCGTCTTGTCCAGGCCTAAAGTACTCATGAACTACCTCTGGGCGCATAAAAATTTCTGGTGGGAATGGTCCCTTGGCAGCTTGCGATGAACGTGGAACAGGATGACCTTGTTTGGTCTCTATACGCTCAATTGTCATATTTTGCCCTTTTCTCTGTATAGTGACTAATATTACACCATGTTAGAGGTTTGCACGACACTGTATTTACGGCTATACTGGAGGCAGGAGATTAAACCCTCCGACACTAACAACGAAACAAAAGAGTTACAACTTGTTCGGTAGAAAGAGACCGAACTGCTGAGGACCTAGTGACAGTAGGTCAATAGTTCGGGTTGGCTCTCTAGCCTAGGAGATAGTGTGAATCTGAATGACAAAAGGAAACTTATAATCCTTGGGCTCGCAGCCCTCTTAACAATCTCAAATTTAATAACGTTTACGGCCAAGGCCACGGCCCCGATGCTACAAAGGTGCTTAACACCTGTCGGAAAGCTTGAAGTGGCTAAAAAGCTCACCCCAAAGCAGCTCTACCAACTTTTACAGCATGTAGGGTTTAAAGGCCATTCCCTTAAGGTCGCTTGGGCTGTAGCTATGAAAGAAACCCACGGCAACCCTCTTGCCCATAATTTCAACCCACGAACGGGAGACAACTCTTATGGGGTCTTCCAGATTAACCTTTACGGGGCTCTGAAGGGCCGTATAAAGGACTTTGGCTTAAAGTCGGCACAAGACCTCACCAACCCTGTAAAGAACGCTCAAATCGCCTACAAGATGAGTTCTGGGGGTACTAACTGGTCCCCTTGGCACGCTGACCCAGGTGAGCGTGATCACAAGCTAGTTCAAATGTGGATTAAGATCTGCCCTCAATTTTTGGCAGCTTAAGACTTCTTACCGGCCCTACGCTTATTCTCCTTGGCAGTATTTTTGCCATGCTTGAGTGGGCGTAGGTTGCTGGAAGAATCGTTATCGTGGTTATTATCTTTGTGATCCACGTCTGTACCCTTAGATAGCTTGCCATGCTTCTTTTCATATTTAGCACGAGCAGCATTCTTAGAGGTGGTGTGCCACTTACCTTTAGAGTCTTTGTAGTGCTCAACAATAATTTTACGGCCGCCATTAGCAGCAGAGCCTTTATACTCTTTGCCGCCAGCTACTTCTTTTTTCTTAGTTGCCATCTGTTAAACCTCGATATTCTCTATCTATATCATCCTCTGGTTTTTTATCGTAACCAGCAAAAAATTGATCACTAAACTGTTGTGATCTAAGAAGTGTTTTTTGAATTTCGGGTTGCTCATAAAAATCATTATTTTGTAACTCTACGTGATCACAAAAAGGGCATGCAGAGTGGTCCAACTTAACCGGCGTATATTTTGAACCATCTGGATAATCTCTACCTTCAGTTCTAGACACCCCATGGCGATCATGACCTCGCAAAATACCGTCATAAATTGCACCATCAGCTATAGTTGGGTGATCGGAAGGGACTAGGAGCCTAGTCTTATGCTCGTTCTTTAACGCTTCCATCTCAGGCGTATAAGTACCTGCTTTTTTAAAGTGGTCTGAAATATTATCTAATGTTCTTAAATTAGAGTTTTGAATTGTCTTTTCTACTTCAGACTTATTTTGGTAATAATTTGGTGACATAGTAGCGTCAACAATTCTATCCAGCTCTTCTCGATCACGGTCTGTGTACTTACCAAATTCAAAATCGTTAGTATTGCGTCCCATTACTTGCTCTTCTTTTTAGACACAGCCATATTATCAATTAGATTTGGGTATGGACGACCGGCAGCTTTAGCACGTGCTTTAGCGGCAGATTTCTTCTTTGATGACAACTTCTTATGCTTGCCACCATCAGGATCTTTTTTATCCCAAACTTTTTTCTCAGCCATTAGCAGTCCCACGCCCTCAATGACTTATTAATGCGGCTATTTGGATCTTTAGCGGTCTTTGACGAGGTATTGTGCTTCTTCATGCCTTCCATACGAGCACAGAAAGATTTACGACGAGCGGCAGACTTCTTAGACTTAGCGGCCTCTTCCTTTTTAACAGGCGGCTTTAGATTGTGACCTTCTTTTTTAGCAGAAGCACGCCCTCTAGCGTTTAGACCACCTTCAGGATTTTGACCTTCTTTACGAGTCCAAGCTGGTGACTTGTGGTGTTCTTTTTTCTTAGTAGTTGTCATCCGAATATATCCTTCCGATCTTTTTCTGCATGTTGAGAAGTATCCACACAATCGTGGTTATTTGCTTCCTTTTTACCAGCACGAATGGCAGAAGCCCCACCAAGTTTGGTTACATGATAGGCACAAGTACGACAAGTCCAGGAATGGCTTGTAAGGCCGTTTACCTTACCACCAACCTGGTAGTCAATCTTTCTTGCCATTAGTTGCTCGATTCACCATTAGCACCACGTCCAGGACGTGCTACAAAAGTTTCCCTATTAGGATCCTTCTCATACCGTTGATTGGTAAGAAAAGTCTTTGCTTCATTAGCCCTATATCGTAAGTTTGGTGGCATCTTGCCACAAGACTCACAAAATGTAGCGCTATCTTGAAAGATCTGAAAACGATAGTCTTTCATAGGAACTACTCTGCTGAAGTGTCAGGCTTGTTATTTCCACGCTTCTTACGAGTTTCAAATACTTCTCTAGGGTTTGGAAGAATAAACTTATCATCAGAAGGCTTAACAGTGTCCATAAGCTTAGCTTCAGGCTCTGTTCCTTCTAGTACTTTATTCTCACCATTAACCTGAATAGACAAGGTCCTACCTGGTACTCCGTTGCTTGCAGCAAGAGGTGGCTTGCCTTCTTCCAAAAGACTCTGACGAAGTGGGTCAAAGCTAGCGGCAGCTTCCTGTCCACGCTTTCTAGACGCTGCACTAGCAAGCTTTACACACTCTGGGCACTGAGGGTTATTTGTACCGCCAGCTACGTGAGTTTGGTGCTCAGCTTCCATATCAACAGGCTTTCCATCACGATGGATAGGTCCTTGTGAAATAT